ATAAAGTTGATAATTCGCTATATGCATTTTGATATATAAAATCTTTACCTTTTTTTTCTCTTATTAAATCTAATGCATCTCCAGATTTACCTGAAGAAAAACATTTAAATTTATAAATATTGTTTTTTCGATAAAAAACCATTGATGGTGTTTTATCTTCTGTAAAAATTGAATTAATTTTTAATGATCTACCATCAAAAACTAAATCAGAAATATCTCTATCGTAGTAAGTCTTCAATACGTATTTATATTTCCAAGAATCAGGTATACTACTTACGTTTTTATTAGATTTATCAATTTTCTTAAGATCAAATATTTCCATAGATATAAAATTAAAAAGCCCCCAATTAAGGGGGCTAGTTATTAAAATGGTAAGTCATCGACTGGTCCAAGCTTTGAAGCTACAGGTGCTGCTGTTGCTACAAAAGCTTTATAATGGCGAGAATTTGTTTTATCAAATTTTACCAGCTTACTTTTTTCTGGATCGACATCCAAATGTTCAACAAAATTATATCTAGGAAAATATAATCGTAAACCTATTTTATTTTCAGGTTTTTGATATTCTTCAACAAAAATACTGAATCTAGCAAAACGTTTATTTTGTCTAAACATTGTATCAATATCTTGAACAACGGCTTCGAATACGTCTCCACTAATTTCTTCGATATCTTCTTTTAAATCCATTGCTTCTGCGATAGCTTTAAGATTAGCGATAAATTCATTCTTTTGTTCATCTGTTTTCATATAAACACCAAGAGCAATTTTACCAACTTGACCTTTAGCTCCATCTACAGGTTTGAAACCATCATCTTTTATTGGTTTGGTTTCTACGTGAATTATAGCTTTAGAATTACCTGTGTTTACTGATTTTACTAATTCAATTTGATTAATCTTTAAAACATGACCTGTCCCATAACTAACATAAGGTGATAACCCACTGTTAGTTTCAATTTTCACTTTGCCTAAGTCAAATTTTGACATAATTTTTATATTTTTTAGTTTTCGTAAGATTGTATTTTTGTTAAAACGTAGCTTAAATCATTAGGAATTTCGAAATTTTCAAACATTCCTCTTGGAGATTTAGCAGTAGACCTTCCATCAGTATTGGTTTGAAAAGTATAAATCATACCTTCCTTACTTTTTTTAACGGAAGTCTTTAATACTATAGTAAATAATCCTTCAATTTTAATATATTGATCGATCATTTTACCTACAGACATTGCTTTTTCTTTAACTATAACACCTTCATCCATTACATATTCTGAATGATTTAGGTAAAATACAGTTAAATCATCCCTTAATTCAATAGGTTTAGTAAATAAAAGGTACATTTCTTTACCAATTACATTAAATTTATCATAACCTTTTTCATCACTTTTTTCCATGAACTTAAATGAAGACATGTATTGTGAATCCTCGACTATAATATTTTTAATATGTGGCATTTCAGCATCTATGATATCCATAACGGCTAAGATATGTTTAATATCACAAGTATTGACTATGTTTCCTTCTTTTGATTTAGAATTAAAAGGAGTATACATCGTTTTAAACCCTTTAAAGGGTAAACGTTTTGATGCTACGTTAATAACAAAAGTACTTTTTGGATCGAGATTTTCAATACTGGTACTTTTACCAGTTCCACTATCTCCAATTATTAGTACAGAATTTGCCATGATTGCTTTTAAAAAAAGCAATATTATCCATTAATTATGCAATTCTAGAATACATCGATGTTTCTTCTTTAGCTTCTTTATCCCAAAAACTTACATGAGTTACACCAATTATTTTTTCCATATCATTAAAGTTTTTAATTGGTTCTTTTTTGATATGTCCAACAGTTAATTTGTTGATTCTGTTTATTTTGATTAACTCCAATAAACTAGTTTTTTTATTTTGTAAATATTCATTGTATAAGAAATCTTCATCAAAAATAAAAAATTGAATAAAATAATTAGGTACATATCTTGATATGCGTTCTATGTTTATTAGAGTAAGTTTTTCTAATTTACATAAAACCTTAGTTTGTGTCATTGATAACCCCCTAAAAATATAGGGGATCATCGCCAACACATCTTTTTCTTTTGGATAATTACTATAAAGAAACTCTGATAATCTTTTAGGGTCTATCTCTAAAACATCTTCTTTTTTGAAAATTTTAAATGACCTTTGAATAATTCGCAAATCTGGACCAACTAAAAGATTTACTTTTTCCATTTTAAAAAAGTTTACGCAAGAATCCAACGAGCAACCTGTTGGTTATTTGCATTAGTTACATATTTTTCGATTTTACACTGATTGTTAAGTTGTTTTAATTCACTTAAGCTTTTTGCTACATCATGTGGTGTATAAGAAGTATTATATTTCTTATTTACAATGTTACAAATAGTTTGTGCTGTACGACCTGTTTTTGTAGCTAATGCGTTTAAAACTCGTGCTTTTCTTGTTACTGGTTTCATTTCGAAATTGGTTTTTATTATTAATAATCCCACGCTTATGCGTAGGCTTTGTTTTTTACTAAATCGTAGTGATATTTAATCATTTCGTCGGATCTTGGTAATTCTTTAAAATAATTACACTCCCCGTAAAAACAAGCTCCAACATTTAAATTGGATGATCCGTATCTATTTTTGAAAACATTTATTGAACGATATGAGTCTCCCATATCTACAATATTATATCCTCTGTATGATTTAATATCGTGTTTTTGAGGCTGAAAAATACCCAAAGCAATATCACAATCATTGTAAGTAAGCTTAGTGTTACTTAATCCTTGTTTTGAAGGTTCTAATTTTACAGCTTTTATATGATCTAAATTTTCCATTTCAGCAGATTGCTGTTGGATTAATACTGGAATTATATTATATCTATTTCTAAATTTAACAAATTCTCTAGATACTCTTTCAACTGTTTGTTTAACTGATTGACCTTGTACGCTATCTATTAGATCGCTATGATCAAGTATTACAATTAGATACTTATTAGGATTATTTGGTTTATAACTATCAAAAGCTTGTACTTCAATTTCTTCACCGTCATCATCTTTTATTTTTAAAGGCTTTTTAATTATAGTTCCATTTTCTCTAATAAAAGATTTAAGATCTTTAGATATACTTACTGCATTTACAGAAGAATCTCTAATTCTAACTTTAGTCTCTAGTTCTTCTATGTATTTTCTAGTTTCTTTTACTGCGAATAGAGTATCATCAGATAATCTATTTTTTCCTACAGAATCAAGAATGTTAACATCGGCCATGATTTTGAAATTCTGATATAAAGCTCTAGTAATCCATTGCTTTATCTTAGTTTCTTTATCCAGCTCTAAAGAGTAATATAAAATTTCGAAATCTATATCTTTATTAGTTAGATGAAAATTAAAAGGTGTAAAAACAAAAGTATGATCAGTAAATTGTGATTTACCTGAACCTGAAGCTCCACTTACGATATAGTAACGTTTTTGTTGTATGCCTGGTAAAAAGTAACTTAACCTAGGAAACGAATCATGGATTGAAATACAATTATTCTTTTTGTATTTATTAATCTCAATGTTGTTTAATACTGAATCAAATAAAGACAATAATTATACGTTTATATCATATGTTTTTGCATCTATTTCACCATTTGATTTAATCATCTCACACCACTCGGCTAAAGCTGATGACATCATTTTTTTGCCTATTTCAGATTTTCTTATAAAATAAGCTGAAGTTTGCATGAATTGGTAATTTTTACCTTCAAAAACTTCAACATACTTCTTTGTTGCATTCAAAATTTCCTCTTGAGTATAAGGATAGGTAGACATAAACCACTGAAGTCTAAGTTTGACATCAGCAATATTTGATTTAGCGTATCTACCTGAAGGTAACAATTTTTTTGGAAAAATATCGTTAAATTCACTATAGAAATCCTGTAAACCTATTTTTATTGGGATAATTTCTTTAGCAAAGATAGTTAATTTATAGTCAGAATCCAAATATTTTTTTCTAAAGAGAAGTCTTTTTTCTAAATCGTTATTAAATTGAATTTTAAGATGACCTGATAAATCAAGCAATGTTAAACATTCATTTGGAGTTAATTTAGACTTCTCACACATTTCATTAAATCTATTGGCTAATTCTATATCAAGCATCTAACGTCTCTGGTTTTGTTCCATATGCGTAGGCAATTTTTTGTTTAAGTTTTTCATTTTTAATAAACTTCCGTTTCCGTCTTCTTCTTTTTATTTTCGACATTGAAAGGATTTTTGTTTTCCATCATTATTTCTAATTTTTTATTTAGTTTTGTAAAATCTTCTTCAAATAAACAAGAAATAAAAAATAATAGAAATTGTCTTTGATGTGTTATTGTAAACATTTCAGGTAGAAAAGGAATTAATTCACTCATTATGAATTGAATGAAATGCATTTCACATTCTAATTTACTATAATCATCAGTTGTAGTATAACATTTTACTATAGTTTTTGAAGGGGAACCTGCATGCATTCTTTCAAAAATTACAACATCATAAAAATCACTTAGATATTTTACACTTAATCTTTCCAATAATGATAAAGTGCTTTCTGGAAATTTTTCTTTAGTTATTTGTTTGTTTAATACCATAATTAATCGAGTGATAACTCTCCAATTAATTCTTTTTGTTTTTTATCTTTTAACATATAAAAAGTATTGCAAATGCATACAACTATTAAAATTAAGTCTTGAGAAGGAATTCCATATTTTAAAGAAATATCTCTA